AGGAATACATTACTATGCTGGTAAATTCTATTTTTGCAATTATGACGAAAAAGGGAAAGCAATATATAATGATAAGGATNTATTCGCTCATGCTTTTGCATTATCAGATACAGAGCATAATAAATCTATATCATACCCTCTAGTAAAAATTATATTATTTGATGAGTTTTTAACCAGAGGGGTATATTTGAAAGATGAGTTTATACTATTTATGAATACCTTATCAACTATAATAAGACAGAGAACTGATGTTAAAATATATATGTTAGGTAATACAGTTAATAAATACTCACCATACTTTAAAGAAATGGGATTGACCCATATAAGTAAGATGAAACAAGGTACTATAGATGTTTATCAGTATGGTGATAGTAGATTGAGAGTGGCAGTTGAATATTGTGCGTCAACTGCCAGTAAGAAAGATAATAACTTCTACTTCGCTTTCGACAATCCTAAACTATCTATGATTACAGAAGGTGCGTGGGAGTTAGATATCTATCCTCATCTACCAGTAAAATATACACCTAAAGATATCTTATTCATTTACTTCATTAAGTTTAATGGGAATATATATCAATGTGAGATAATAGAAGTAGATGGTGAAATGTTCACTTATATACACAATAAGACTACACCAATTAAAGATGATGATAATGACCTAATCTATTCATTAGAAAATAGTTATAAAATGAATTATAATAAAAATATATACAAACCTAATACTGAAATAGGAAAAAAGATACTTTACTTCTTTGAACATGATAAAGTATTCTATCAGGATAATGAGGTGGGTGATGCTATTAATAATTACTTGAAAATATGTAGAAGTATGTAAAATTATTTGAAAATATTAAAAATTATAAGGAGTGATATTATGAGTAATGAGAAGTATGATTGGGGTATATACAGAGGAATAAATTTCAAATACGATTATAAAGATAAACAGACTAATATAAGAAACTTCATAATCTATATGCTTAATAGGAGTATGTTGATGTTTAAATATGAAGGTTTGCCAGACACCGTTCCTGTGACAGAACTGGAGAGAATGTTACAGACTATAGGATATTGTTGTTTCACTAAAGTAGATGAAGATTATTATATATTTAATGGTGGGTTAGGTGGAGAACCTGATGTTTATGGTAATCCAACCACTATAGTAGTGTCAAATCCAGCATTAAATTTTAATAAGACTCTGACAATAGATAAAGATTGTGTGTTGATTAAAAATGATTATATGGNAATGGGATTGATACCCATATATAGTAAGTATGGCACACTATTAGCAGAAAGTGAGATAACTATGTTGTTAACTACAGTCAACAAAAGAGTGAATAATTTAATAAGTGTTACTGATGATAACACTGCTGAAAGTGCCAGATTGTATCTCAAAAAACTGCATGAGGGTGATATAGGATTTATATTTGAAAATAAGTTATTTGAAAGTTTAAAATCCAGACCTACGGGAACTGGAAATAATGATAGACTTTCCGATTTAGTTTCATACACTCAATATCTTAAGGCTAGTATGTTTAATGAGATAGGTTTAAAAGCAAACTTTAATATGAAGAAAGAACGAATGATAACCAGAGAAATAGATATCAACACTGACAGTATATACCCTCTTGTAGATAATATGTTAGATAGTAGAAAGACTGCTATAGATAAAATTAATAATATGTATGGTCTTTCTATATCTGTAGAACTGAACTCTAGTTGGGCAAAGAGATATGAAGATTTAGACGTTATAGACTTCACCGCTAGTGTTGAGGATGATACAGATGAGAGAGGTGGCGGAGATGATTAAAGATGCGTTAGGATATGAAGTTAATTTACTGCTGGCACTTATGTTGTTTGACATATTGACAGGTATAGTTAAGTCAGCAGTAAATAAGAAGTTGTCTAGTACAATAGGTATTGCAGGATTGTTGAAACACACCCTAGTAGGGATGACTATGATAGCAGTATCACTATTAGCACCATTATATGGGGTAGAAGAATATGCTAAAATGTTAGTATTATTCTATTGTTTACAATATGCTTTATCTATAGTAGAGAATTGGGCTTTAATAGGTCTACCAGTACCTGAATTTCTCTATCAAATATTAGAAAAGGTGAGTAAGAAATTTAATGATAAAACGTAGATAATTATGTCTATACTAATAAGGAGGTAATTGTAATGCTTGTATCAGAACTTTTCTATAATGGTAAAGGAATATTTCACTATATTAATGAAGCAAAACCACTAACTTTTATAGAAGATATTATGGGGGTAGATGAATTAGATATCTTATTCAGTAGGTTGTATGGTAACAGGGAGGTGAGTTTTTTATCTAAACCTGTAAATGGTGTGGTTACAGAAGACCATATGCAACAGTTAGGTGCATTATTATCAATTCTATTTTATGATAAGTGGGAAAGATTATATGAAACTCTCAATGCTAAATTACCTTTAGAAACTTATTACTTGAAAACTGTAGAGAATATTATAGATAATAGTGAAGTTAATTCTAATACTACAAATGAACACAGTAAGAGAGACAGTAAAAGTGTTAGTGCTTATAATGATAATGTTATGATTGACGAAAGTTTAGATGAGAGGGAAGCTATAGATACTACTAATAATACAGGCACTACTAACAATACTAGAGAAAGAGTTACCACAGTTAGTGGGAATATAAAAAATTCGTTAGATGATAGAATTAAGGCTATAAACTATTTGAAGAATAACTTATTATATGATATAATATTTGTAGATGTAGCACAAAAAGTCGGAAANTTAATATTTTAAGGAGGTATGTTTATGAAGGTTTCACAGGTTTATTCATTGGTAAATGATGTTGTTAAAGAGGTTTTGGGGGAAAGTGCAGTCCTGCAAGAGGACTTGTCTAATGTTGTGGATATTGGTAAAACAATAATTTCAACAGACAACATTGATAATTATGTAGGAAAACTGGTAAACCATATTGGCAAAGTAATTTTTGTAAATAGGAAGTATAGTGGCAGTGTTCCCAGCGTGTTGATGGATAGTTGGGAGTTCGGCTCTATACTGGAAAAGATTACTGCTGACCTTCCAGAGGCTACAGAGAATGAAAGCTGGAAACTGGAAGATAAAAAGTCCTACGATCCTAATGTTTTCTATCAACCTAAAGTAGAGGCTAAATTCTTTAACAGTAAGGTAACTTTTGAAGTGCCTATTTCATTCACAGAGTTGCAGGTTAAAGAAAGTTTCTCAAATGCAGAGCAGTTGAATGGTTTCATATCAATGATATTTAACTCTGTAGAAAATGCTTTGACTATAAAGCTAGACTCTTTGATTATGAGAACAATCAATAATATGACTGCTGAAACTTTGGTTGCAGAATTGGATAATGGTGGACAAATTGACACTACAGCTACTGGAGTGAAAGCAGTAAACTTGCTGAAGTTGTATAACGATAAATATGGAACAACTTTGGATGCAAATAGTTGTTACACAGACCCTGACTTTATAAGATTTGCTAGTTATATAATTAATCTGTATAAGGATAGACTGTCTAAAATAAGCACACTATTCAATGTTGGTGGTAAGGAAAGATTCACTCCGTCTGATAAACTTAATATAGTTCTGCTTTCAGACTTTGCTAGTGCTGCCAACACATTTTTGAATAGTGATGTATATCATAAAGAAATGACTGCTCTGCCAAATTATGAAACAGTACCCTACTGGCANGGAAGTGGAGANGACTATAGTTTTGAAAATGTTTCTAGGATAAATGTTAAAACTGCCAGTGGNTCTATNGTTGATGTTAGTGGTATTTTAGGAGTTATGTTTGATAGAGAAGCACTNGGTGTTACCAATCTTGATAGAAGGGTAACAACTAATTACAATGCTAAAGCAGAATTCTATACTAACTTCTATAAATTAGATGCAGGATATTTCAATGACTTAAATGAAAACTTTGTAGTATTCTTTGCAGGAACAACAGCCACAACGCCACCAACAAACGGAAGTGGAAACGGAAGTTGAGATGATTAGGCTAATTTCAACCTATAGGGTGGGTGGGTGGTTATCCCACTCGCCTTATTTTATATTTAAGGAGGTGTGGTATGGAGATAAAATTATATAACACTAAAAGTTCTAACAATACCATAGGTAAAATCTTGGAAAATGAAACCACCTTGAATATTAGTTTTAAGGATATCGCTAATATTCAAAATCCTGTGATAAAGATAAGAAGTAATAAACTTATAGATTTTAACTATGCCTATATTCCTCACTTTAAGAGATATTATTTTATAGAAGAGATAACTATAGAAAGTGGTTCTATATTTACTTTATACTTGAAGTGTGATTTGCTAGAAACTTATAAAGATGATATTTTAAATAGTGTAGGGAGAATAAGAGCTGGAAGTTTAGGTAATAAATATCTTGACGAGGGTTACTCTAATGAGATAAACAAAACTATTTTGGTATATAAAAGTAATAAAGAGTTGATTGAAGATAATAATGTGATAATGGTAGCNTTAGGAGGTGGAACTAGTGGATAAAATATATGTTGGTGGTGAANTAGTTAATTGCAGTGTTGAAATTATAGGTGGTAACTTGATTGTGACTGCTGATNAAGGGTTTAAATTTACAGATAGGATTCGTATATTTAGTGCTAGTGCCTATGGAGATTTGTATAATCAATATTTCAATCCTATAGACCACCCACAATATTTTAGTAATGGAGATACTATATTCACACTACCTCTTTCAGTAATAAGATATGAAGAATTTGAGGTTTATGCTACTGCTACTGCTACTGAAATAAATGATACAGTATATTGGACTGTAATATTTAAAGATTATGACGGCACAGTGTTAAAAGAAGAACAAGTGGCTGATGGTCAAGATGCTACACCACCTGAAGTACCGATTAGAGAGGGTTATGTTTTTATTGGTTGGGATAAAAGTTATACAAATGTAACTGAAGATTTAGTTATTGTTGCTCAATATGAATTGAAAAAATATTTAGTTAAGTTTATAGACAATGGTGTAGTGGTGGAAGAAAGATATGTAGAATTTAATAATGTTATAGGAAGTCTACCTAATAAGTTAGGTAAAGAAGGTTATGAATTTATAGGGTGGACTATTGAAGGAGAGTTAATTGATGAAAATTATGTAGTAACCTCTGACCTTATAGTAACTGCTATGTATGAGTTAGCTACTCCATTAGAAGGCAACTTGGTAAATGCTAGAGCAACTCTATATGATGGATATATTAAATTAGAAGCAGATGAAGGTTATGATTTCAAAGAGAGTATAGAGATTATGGCTGNTAATGACCTAGGAGATTTTTTCTACACATACTTCTCACCTACCGATGATGTGCATAATGTATTTAATGATGAAAGAACTGTGGCTATAATTCCTCTTGAGTTAATAAGAAAACCGACAAGTGGAGATATAGAATATACTGTAAATGCCATAGCAACTCCTATAGAATATGAAGAAGATTTGACTACCACATTCNTAAATATATATAAANTTGATAAAGACTTATTAAATGAAATAGCAGGTCTACGATGGGATAGTAATATTGACTATGGAAACTTTATAACGAGTTTATACCAACTGCCTATACACATTCCTGAANATAAGATAAGTAAAGAAAAGGTAGCAGTTCAGTTTGGAAATCATACTACCAGTGTTAGAGTTAATACCATAAATGCTACTAAACTAGAGGTTGATTTAGGAGAAATTACAGTT